AGCTCATCAGTGTGGCAGCTATTTCATGAATATAACAACTGGGCATACGCATCACAAAAGTTTCGCCGCCCAGACTCACTGTGGCAGCTTTGAACAGCAGTTCAATGGCTTCTTCCAGAGTGAGAAAGAAACGTGTCATGCGCTGGTCAGTGATGGTCACTGGACCTCCTGCTTTGATTTGTTGAATAAAATAAGGGATAACACTGCCATTGGATCCCATGACATTGCCGCCTCTGACACAAACAAATTTGGTTGAGCCAAGATTGTTGGCCTGAATTATCAATTTTTCTCCCACGGATTTGGTCATACCATAGGTGTTCACTGGTTCTACTGCTTTGTCAGTGCTGACATCAATGACTTTTTTAACTTGATTGGCCAGCGCAGCATTGATGATATTCACAGTGCCTGTGATATTGGTTTTGATAGCTTCTTGCGGATGATCTTCACAGATGGGCACATGTTTCAGTGCTGCCAAATGAAACACTGTGTCCACTGCTCGCATGGCCATTGAAACACTGTCAATATCACGCACATCGCCAATGACAAATCGCAGTCTTGAGTCATTGAACTGCCGTTGCATCAATACTTGCTGAAGTTCTCCGCGGCTAAAACACACAATTTCTTTGGGGTTATATTTGGCCAACAACTGTTTGACCAACGTCTGTCCCCAACTGCCAGTGGCACCACTGACAAAAATTCGTTGATTATCAAACATGATTTCCCATCAAAACATTGATTACTCTGGAACTGGTATTGCTCACAGCATAGCCTTCTGGCAAGTTCCAATCAGTGGGCATGACCAGTGCTGTGTCAAACGCCTGTAAAATTGCCGCAGTGTCTAGCCCTGTCACAATATTACTGCCGCACCAAACTGTTTCTGGTCGTTCTGTGCTGTGTCTTATAGTTAGTGTTGGTTTTTTGAACAGACACATTTCTTCTTGAACTGTGCCTGAATCAGTGATGGCCAACTTGGCTTGCTGCTCCAGTTTGACCCAATCATGAAATCCCTGAGGCTCCAGTACAGTGATCCTGCTGCTGTCAAATTCAATGTTGCTCAAACGTTGCTTGGTCTTGGGGTGACAACTGAAAATCACTGGCAGAGTTTTTGAGATTTGTTCAAGAGCCTGTACAATACTGTTCAACCTTTGCGGATTGTCGACATTTTCAGCTCTGTGACAAGTGGCAACCACATAACTGTTTGGAATCAGATTCAATTTTTGTAAAATGTCACTGGCTTCGATTCTGTGTTGTTGCTGTGCTATGACTTCACCAATGGGGTTGCCAACAACCACAATACGATCATTGGCCACACCTTCACGCAACAAATTTTGTCGACTGAGTTCGGTGTATGGTAAGTTTAAGCTGCTGACTGAATCAATCAATTTGCGATTGACTTCTTCGGGCACAGACTTATCGTAGCATCTATTGCCAGCTTCCATGTGATACACTGGCACACCGTGACGCTCACACACAATGGCTGCCAGCGCAGAATTGGTATCTCCCAATACCAACACAGCATCTGGTTTGACAGACATCAAACACTGTTCAACACCAACAAAAGTTTCTGCCAGCTGCTGCGCTAAACTTCCCCGACTGGTCAGTTGTTGGTCAGGCGGCCGCAGACCCAGCTGCTGAAAAAATATGTCATGTAAGTTTGGATCGTAATTCTGTCCTGTGTGTAGAACCCAATGCTCACACCGCTTGTCCAACTTGGGCAACACAGCACTGAGGCGAATGATTTCGGGCCTGGTACCCAGAATGGTCAAAACTTTACGCCGCATAATATCCTACCCAATAATCTTTCAAACTGGACAATTCTACTCGGGTCCAGTGTTCAAAATCTTCTGGCCTCCAAAGGCTGCGATGAACGTCCCATTGATTACCATAGCTCCAAAGCCTGGGATCATTGACGTTTTCTGTGTTGTCAGTCCACAACGGCTCCATGGGAGTCAACAAAAATATTTTTTTGCAAACCAGTTGTTCACATTCACCCAGCAATCGCAGTCCAGATTCACGAGTCAAGTGCTCAATGAAATCTATCATCAAGATGTAATCCACTGGCCCTGAAATGCTATTCAACGCCACTATTTCTAAGTCAGCTACGATGTCTGGCTCTACCCAGTCCCACGCATCCACAGTGACCACCGTGGAACCAGTTTGTTTCAACGGCGTGCTATAAAGTTTGGGTCCACATCCTAGATCCAACACTGTTGAATCTGGATCAATCTGTTGTTCAATCCATGTCAGCAATTGATCATTGCGACTGGCTCTGCGACCTTGTTTGACTTTGACTTTCATTCTATAACTTTGGTATTTGGTGCTGTGACCATAGGATGCTCCAGCAGTTGTTGGTACAGCGCTCGATTATCCACAGATGGCGCAGGGTTGTCAGGATGCCCATAGCTTTTGGGATGATATTGATGGATACTCCAAGGATTGGCCACAAACTGTATGGATACTCCCAATGCTTTGACTCGAGCCACCAACTCAGCATCATCGTAGTTGTGTCCTTGACTGTATGATTCATCAAATCCGTTTAGCTTGATCAAATTGTGCCTGGTAATAGCATTACAAAAATGAAATGCTGAAGGTCGTTCAGTTTGGTGATTGTACCATCTTGCTTTTTTGCTGTGACTGAACATAGTGATAGATCCTTTGGCATAAAGATCTGTCAAATCTTCTTTGGTACAGCCATAGGTATGAAAACTGAGATAGTTGCTGTCAGACAAATTGTTGGCCACGTAATTCAAAATATCACCCACATGACAGCATTCAGGATTCTGTATCACAATGTGATTGCCTTGGCTGGCTCTAAAACCCACGTTGTATGGCACGCAAGGATTACAGTAGTTTTTTTTATCTACCAAGCCACGCATTTCAATCACAGTGATTTTCAATTGCGGCCACTGATGACAGAGATTGTCAAGCCTGTGTTCAGCACTGCTGAAATCATCTACGATCACAATTTCTGTGTTGGCATACTGTTTGCTGGCCGCAATGGTTTTCAAAGTGTAATCCAACTGTCTACGCCTGTTGTAATAGGCCATAACCACGCTGATCATGATATTTTTATCTCGCATGTTGTGTATTTTTTTCGCTGGTTCACAGCGTTGACCACTGTGACACCTGACTCCAATGGCACTGTGTTTCTCAAATCCATGACAACTTTGGTGTGCTGGTTAGAGTGTTTCAGTATCAATTCTCTATAAGTGCTAACAGGATAATGAAATCCACAGCTGACCCAACTGGTTATCAAGTCAAACTTTACATGTTCAGGCACATCAAAGTTGTCGGCACCGTATAAACGGTAGTTTTTTGTGTTCAATTTGTCAAGCTCACCTTTGAGATGGTCCAACGGGTAGTAGTACATAAATGTATCTGCCTGGCTGTGGTATCTGGCTTGACTGCTGTGACTGGTCAGTGTCTGTGATTCACTGTCGCCATCAATTAACCAAAGAGTGCTGCCATATTTTTGATTGAACAATCTACTTTCCCAGGCCAGTCCGCAGCCTATGTCTAATATGGCCAATGGCGGTGTATCTAAATATTGATCAAGTATCTCAAAGTTTTCTCGTTTGTGTTGCTGATAGATATCAGTGAACCATTCTTGATCAATCCAGTTCTTGATATAAATCATAGATATCGACCAAGTTCTTTTTTAAATATTTCTAATTCTTTGCGTTTGCCTTTGGCTGACCATATGGCACTGTCTGGGCGCATGTGCCAGTCTACATAGCTGATTGGTAATAGTCCGCGATTGAATCCAGGTATGAGTCTGTCCAAACAGTGCTGGTCCAGGAACCAATAGATATTGTCTGCTTCAATTTCACGTTTGATAGCAGCGGCCAACTGCTGTATAAACATCAAACTGTTGGAACTTTGATTGAACAAGATGCTACCAGCCAAGTGTCCACCTTTTTCTTTTTGATAGAGATGAAAATCTTTGCCGTCATTGAACACAGTGACAAATGGTTTTCGCACTATACCGTCAATGTCTATTTCTAAAAAAGATGTTGGTGTGGTCACAAATTCAGCCAGACGAACAAATCGCATGCAAGCATAGTAAGTTTTGCGAATCCAATTTGCCAAATCCGCACTGTCTGAAAATTGCTTGAGCCCTAACATCTTGTTTCTACGTCCAGCATAAGGCTCAGGCAAAGAAGATTGACTCCAAAATTCTATAGCGGAATCAAATTGGTTGGGGGCAACAATTTCCCACGTGGCGCTGGTACGTGGATTTTTTTGTACAAACTTTATTTGAGATTGTGATGGATTGTAAAGATGAACATGAACTCCAAAGTCAGTGTTGCGCATCACACTGTTGATCAGTGCTGTACCAAACCGATCAAAATAAACAGAGTCAGCAGCTACATAGATAAAAAACTTATCTTGTTTGAATTTTCCTTGAATGGGTGGTAGTAGCATAGTTAAATATTTAACCCATGCGATTGGCCTATTTTACAAAACAAGTTGCTCTCAATGGTCAGCCAGTGTTACAGGCATTTCTCACTGGATGTCAAACTCTTGGTATTACCACTGTGGAAAACAGTCTAGACTGCGATGCTGCTGTGATATGGAGCATGGTATGGTCTGGCCGTATGGCAAAAAATTTTGAAATTTATCAATCGTATATTCAGCGCCAACTGCCAGTGTTTGTGTTAGAGGTTGGTATGATTCACCGAGATCGCACCTGGAAACTGGGCGTAAACGGAACCACAGCCAATGCTGTGTGGGTCCCTAGTTATGACCTCGATCGACCCAGAAAATTAGGGCTTGTGGTCAAACCTTGGCGTACTCGAGGCCAAGAAATTGTGGTAATGGGACAAAGAGGCGACAGTGGACAATGGGGATCCACTGACCCCACGCAATGGTATCAGTCAAAGCTGTCTGCAATTCAGCAATACTCTGACCGTCCATTGTTGTTTCGTCCTCATCCACGATTTCCTGTACCCAGTTGTGAAAAGGTTCAACAACAACGACCACGACGATTGGCAGGTACATATGATAGCTATGACTTTGACAATGCCATTGGCAAAGCCTGGGCTGTGGTCAATTTCAACAGCGGGCCAGGCAGTCAAGCTATAATAAACGGAGTGCCTGCTTTTGTGGACCAGTCAAGCTTGGCAGCTCCGGTGGGCAATCTTGACCTAACTCAGATTGAAAATCCAAATCGGCCAGATCGCAATCAATGGATTTGTGACATAGCGCACACTGAGTGGTCTATCAGCGAACTTGCCGCTGGCATGCCCCAGAAAAAACTCTTAGACAGAAATATCTTCCATGCCAGCTGATCTTAGTCTAACAATGTGACCAAGCATGAAGTTTTTACTTTCTAAACTTTTCATGATACCTAACCAACGATTGCGCAGTAAAGCTACTTCATTAATTATAGTTTCAAAATCAATGACCTCATCTTCGCCGTCTACATATTTTTCAGCATCTCTGCTGGTCAGTGCTCTAGCATAAGATTCTAGGTATTTTTGAAAATGTTTTCGTCGGATTTTGCGTAACTGTATATTCAAATATTGAAGCACTGCTTCAATCTCTTGTAGTTGATTGAATCTATGTTCAGTGACTCCAGGTAATTCTTTAATATTGTGTTCAACCAAGCCACCAATACTACATTGGCGCTTGGCTTCTTCTAGTTCGCGTTCATAGTGGGCTATAAAGTCAGGGATAGCATCCAACCTAGCAACTACGCGACTATACCACATTACTCATCCCATTCGTCTTCGTTATAATCTTCTTCTGACTCTTCGTCTTCAGCATAGTCGTTGTCGTTGTCTAGATAATTTGTCAAAGCAGTTTTAATATCACGATCACCTTTAAACGCTTCTTTGATCTGTTCTGCGTCACAGTCATTGTCCATCAGTAACTGTACCACTGTTTCAGCTGCCTCAGTACGGTCAACAGTGTTGATATATCGTTTTAATTCGCCCCAGATATCACTTACCACTTGTTCCATCATTCTGCGTCCTCCTCAACTGTAGTTACCTCTTCCTTGCGTTTTCCAAATTCAGCCATCACAACATCCAGACAACCGTTTTCGTTTGATTCCCAGCCTTTGCGGAAGAATTTGATAATTTCTCCATCCAAGGTAGTGTAAGCAAGACGATTGCCGTCCTTCTTGAGAAAGCCTTTTTTCTCAGCCAAGTCTGTTAGGCCCGAGTAAGGGTTCATACCTGTCTCATAGGGAATCTTGACCTGCACACCTTCAAAGGGTTTGGCATAACGAGTTTTCATGACCTTACAGGCACTACGGATACCCATGACTTCTGAGATCTTGTTGCCGTCCTCGTCCTCTTTGAGTTTGAGCTTCTTCATGGCCACCACAATTGAGCTGGCGTAAATGAAACCTTGACCGCCAGAGATTTTATCATCAGGGTCAAACATATCCTGTGATGCGTATGTATGGTTAGTACAAACCAACCCCACATTGTATGAACCAAACATGTTCACACAGTTACGCACCAAGGCAGTGAGAGCTTTGGGCTTACGTCCTAGATCACCCTTCATTTCGCCTGCGTCAAACTGATTCACATCAGTGGGAGTCAAAAGCATGCCCAGTGAGTCAATCACAAACATGACCTTGGGACGCTCGCCTTCGGCCAAGGCCTTGTAGTCACTCATGAATGTTGAAATGGTCTTGGCCACATCATCAATCATGGCCATGCTCAACTTTAGTAACTTGCTTTCGCTGGTGTCTACACCCAAAGCTTTGAGCCAGTCTTCGTCCAAGGCGTTTTCACTGTCAATCAGCACCACAAAGATGCCTTGCTCTTGTGCGTTCTTGATGATATTGCCAGAGCAGATGTAGCTTTTGCCAGCACCTGATTCTCCGGCAAACACAGTGACCTTGCCCAAGGGAATGCCGCGATTGAAGTCGCCCGAGATTAGATAGTTCAAGGCATAGTTGCCCGTGGAGATCCAATCTGTTGGATCGTTGAAACCGATTGATAATCCATCAATCGACTTTGTAATTTCCTTGCGGAATTTTGAAACGTCAAATGGTTTTGCCATGATTATGTCCTATGTAAATTTTGGCTATTATACTTGAATCAATGAAACTTTTCAAGATGTTTTAGGTAATCTTTGCTGAAATAGTGATCGTAGTTGAACTCAATAGTGTCTGCTTCTATTTCGTAAAGATCTCGCCAATCATCTGACGATAGCACGGAGAAAGTTGATTTGGAAAATCTTTGTCTGAGTTGAGAATTTCTCTATAAGGATAGCAAACTATCATTTAATTTTTTTTATCTTATTATTAATAAGTCCACTGTAAGTACCAGGCAGCAGCACACTTTTACGAATCACACTGCCTGCTCCAATAACGACATCTTCTACAATCTGTATTTTATCATAGAGAGCACTACCAATGTTAATTTGACAGTAATCACCAATAATAGTTGACCCTCCTATCGTGACTCCTCCGCTTATAAAAACTCCTGTACCAATCTGACATTGTTCTGCTATCAAACAATTAGAGTGTAATATTACATCCTTTTTTAATTTTGATGTTGGATATATTGATGATAATGGATAAATCATACACCCGTTGCCTACACTTTTAGGATCAGCATAGCTGGTATGATGAATCAAAGTAAACCGACTCAACAAATTTTTGTCAAGACAAAAAGAAACTTTTTTCCTGATGCTAGTATCTTTAATTACTAGATTTATAAAACAACCATCTGGAAAAATTTCTGTAGATAAAAATTCTAACGGATCAATTCTACATAAAGTATAACCTTTGTGTTCCTTCACAAAACAAGATAAAACATTATATGTAGAAGTATCAAACGATATAGCAAAAAGATTTTTTTTAGATGATATTATCATGATAAGATTTTTTTTCTATATCAAATAATAATACCGCACGTTCTTCTTGAGATGGATTTTCCACTTCATGAACGTCCCAATCATGAAAAATTAAAATTTCTTTATTTTTCCAATAACGGACTTGATCCCCTACTCGGATCCAGGATTTTCCATCTGTTTTCAATCCCAGATGGACTCTATAATGA